CTGGTTGATACATGGGCGGTTTCCCCATTGACAGTCGCACGTTCTGACGTCCAGACATAAAATCCCCTAGCATAGCTATAGTTATATACACTATAATACCACACTAGGGGTTATGTACCTCTACACCACTTTTAGTTTTTATCAATTTTATAATCTTCCGGTCAATTTTGCCAAATGATAATATTCTGCCATAGTCCTGCGCTTATATCCGTAGAAATCATTTTCAGATACCGGCATATCTCGGAATCGTTCCATTGTTCGGTATCCTATGCAGTTCACTATACTGTCGTATATCTGCGTTTCTATGCCTGGCGCATATTTGATTGACACTTGCAGAAGATTGTACTTGTCATTCTCGTCAAGGTGTCTGAAATGACTTTGAAGCGCCGGTATATCATCCGGCGGCACTCCATAGTCGGTTAGTGTAGCTTTTCTAAGATTCATTTATTTCGCTCCTCCCAATCTAATTTCTGTCCGCACTTATTACAATAAAAATCTGATTTATAAAGTTCTTCTATATTACAAACCGGGCAGTCACCTTTTGTTATACAATATCTACCAGAAAAATCGAAAATGGTTTTTATGTTATTTGGTTTCATTGGAATCTGTTTTTGCAACGCTTTAATAGCTTCTTGTCTAACTTCATATGTGCATTTACCGTCATAAGCTGTATCATCATAGCTTAATTCTTTTAATGCTTCTTCTGGCTCCATTTCTTCATCTCCTCCAACTTATTCACAGCTTCCTCGTGGGTGAGAAATACTATTCTTCCAATATCTTCTAAACGATAGCAACTTTCTCCCATATCTTCTTTGCCTATTGCATCAAACCTTACAGCACGTTCATTTTTGTAACAGAGAAAATGAATTTCTGAAACAGTCATCGGAATAATCGGTTGCTTGGCTCCGGCATTCACTCTATAAACCGTGTCTCCAACCTTGCACGGCAATCTCACAAGCAATCCCTGTTCTTCTAAGTCTTCATAAACAGCAAGTTTCGTAAGAATTTTATCCGCAAACGGTTTTAATAATCCATCCGTAATTTCTTCTTTTGCAACTCCTGTACCATCAACATTTCTTTCTCTTTCTGTTAATCTCTCCATCTACTTCACCTCTTATCGCTTGCTTTTTATCGCTCATTTTCATCGCTTGTTTTTGTAATTTCTCTCAAGCAGGCATTCCAACCGTCGGCAAATAAGTTTTTCTGCACTTCGTAATTGCTCACGGGTGCAGTTGTACTTTTCTTCTCTGGTAACAGCTTCAATGGACACCAATCAGGTCTTGATTTGCTTTCGTAATCATAATGTTCTTCTGTTATCAGAATTTCAACGCAGTCTAAACAGTCAGCTAATTCACAATAACCCACATATTCAAGTTCGCCGCAGTATGAAGTTCCGAACGGGCAATCATAGCAATTCTCTGGTGTATCTATTACTAATACTGATTTACTCACTCGCTTCACTTCCTCTCAGCATCAGGCTTAAAGTATTATACCCCGGGCAAGTTCTGACCCCGTTTCTGGTATCTCTCAACAATACACAATATGGATATAATGCTATGACCTCATAGACGTGTTCCGTGATGTCCTCGCCACGCTGGTCGATGTATTTGAAGCACTTTCCCGGTCTAAGGAAGTACCTTGCGCATACATACGCTTTTGTTCCAAATCTTACACTTGCGCTACTCATTCAACTCCACCACCTTTCACGATTTTAATAGCATAGTCTATAGCTCTATTCCATTCCAAGTCCTCATCATTGGAAACAACACGAAACCTGTTCATAAGTGTTTCCACAACCTTGTCCACATCAAAAGCTGCCAGCTGTTCATTGACGCAATCAATAAACTCTTTCTGGTCGGAACTAATGCTTGTCCCGATCTCCCAAGTTTTAATGTATTTAATTAATTCGTCCGCATCTATTAAGCGCATTTTTCATTTCTCCTTTTAATCACTCGCCATGAAATTACCGAGGCATAACACACATGCTATAATATTAAGCACTAGAATATCCCATTTCTGATTGATTATATTCACAACAATGCATACAGCGTCTGCAATGCCTAAAACTAATGAAAAATATTTACTCATTGTTTTCATCCTCCCATACTCCCAACAACCGCATTCTCTCATACAGTACAGCGACGGTCTTGCGTCTGTATCCGTAGAAGTCTTTTGGATTCATCGGGATATATCTTTCTTTGCTGATTTTTCTGTAACTTTTCCGGTGCAAGATATTCTCAACAACCATATCCGCTATCACCGTGTTCTTAGGGCAAGCTGACAAGGCGGCGCTGGTAAGCAGGTATCCGTACTCTGCCGGGAAGTCTTTCAGCATCGTGTTTAATTTTTTCAATGTCCTCTGCCGGAATACCGTAGTCTTTCAGCTTTTTATTCCTTGTCAGCATACCGTTCTCCTTTCTATTCGTCTGGATGGTGTTTGTCGTACATGATCGCCACACATACAAGACTAACCACTCCAAATATAGTTCCAAGGGTGAATCCTAATAAGAATGTAATCATGCTTCCACCTCGCTATCCTCTGGCATCTGATAATCAATATGTCCATTTACATAGGCTTCCTGAATCATATCTAATACCTTCATGGCTTTTACTTTGGTAAAATATTTTCCTAAAACAAAATATCCTCCACTTCTCTGTGTATCCTGCCAACTCCAACATATAACTTTCAACGAATCTGGAAGTTTTAGATTGACTACAATGTTTTCGAACCTTACCAACGTTGTTTTATCCTGACTTCTGATTAACATTTTGCGTCCTCCTTATCGTTCGCTCTTTTATTCCATGCTTCTATTGCATATTCGGGATTGTTATAATGTCCTGTACCGCAAAGACAGTTACCGCATTTTACAAGATACTGAGCATTACCTAAATATCCAATTTCATCATCGGTAAAAATTTGCGCCTCTTCTCCGCAAAACGGACAAGGTTTTAATTTATCCATTACGTCCTCACTTTCCATAACCTTTCAGAATTTCTGCAACTGCATTAATGTGTTCTGATAATGCGTCTAAATCTTCATCTTTAATTATTCTCAGACCACGGCTCGACTTAAAATCTTCAATGGTATATACACCATCTCTGATTTCCTTAAATTTCTTTGCCATTTCACTTTCTTTTATGGCTTCGGAATCATATTTATAAAATGTCTCATATTTATCGTGCTCTCCGAACTTGTCGGTTTCGATTTTGGTTCGTTTAGGAGTTATGCGAATGATCTTTGTCGGATACACCATGACGTGTCTAAAACTTGTTGCCCATCCGCACCGTACTTCTCTTGCAACTCCAACCACATCTCCAACTTTTAAATCATCTTTATTTATCGGGCTTAATTTTACTATTACCATTCTCTTGCCGTCCTCACTTTCCCCATGTAAGTAACTGACACGCTATTGTGCAGTCCTCCATGATTTCTTAACCAAATGCTACCTGTCCGTTATTCTGCATGTCTTTTTATTTCTCCTGAAAAGCTTAATTCAATTCCCAGTTCTTCCTTGATAGCCTGCACATAATCAATCCATTCAGCCAAGCCCTGGTCGATATAGTCCGAAGCTTTGTCCATGCCTGCCATGAACTTCTGGCATCTTTTCTGACCGAATCCAAATTCATCATGCAGGACAGCTATCGCCATGATCACGCAGCATTCAGATACAAGCTGTTTGATCTTCTCAGATGCTTTGTCCAGATCCTTTCTTGCCAGGGAAGTATGTATTCCTGTTACTCCCCTGAATCTGCATTCCTTTTCGAGGGCTTCAAGACCGCCCTCTCTGGTGATTCGTCTAGCAAGGTCAAGACCATCTTCCCTGCCGCGTTCATATTCACGCATTTTGTTCATTTCTTCACCTTTCCGAACCCGTATCCTGTCGGAGCATAGGCTCTATCAGTACTTGGGTGTGCTGTTTTAAGCAACCCATCATCAATAAGCTGGTTCAAATGTCTCCAGATGGTGGCTCTGCTTGCATCTACCTTCTCACAAATCTCGCTGACCGATGGTGCGTATCCAACAAGTTTAAAGTAGCTTACTACATACATGTAGATTTCTTTTCTAAGAGCCTGTCCCTGTTCGTATCTATTCTTTGTGTTGTACGGCATTTTGATTCTCCTTTTCCAATTCTTTTGCCTTATTAAACATCTTGGAAAGATAATTCGAATAAGCAACAAGCATGTGATCTACAAATCCATTTTTGTTATATTTTTCAGATACAACATGGATCTGTTCAACTACCTGCTGCCAGTATTCATCTTTTGCCTCAATTCCGGCAGTCTGGAGGACCAGTGCTGGAAAGTCAATCTGTAAAAACTTTATGGTGTTCGGTATCTGCTCATGCGTCACTCTCATACTTACGCACCTTCTTCTACCTCAAAACTCTGTTCAAGAAGTCGCTCGTTATCCTTGCTAAACGCCTTTATATAGCTCTGTTTTATCGGTCTGATAAAATGTATGCCGTTAGCTGATTTAGCCCGGGAAACAGCCACATAGAACTGTCCAGGATCCCAACAGCAAGGGTCAATGTTGATTTTTTCAAATGTCTGTCCCTGTGATTTATGAATGCTGATTGCCCAGGCAAGTTTTACCGGGAACTGAGAGAAAGAGCCTACTTTCTTACGGACAATCTTCTCTTTCACGATCTTCCGACCATCCTTTTCTTGTTCGGATTCCTCAATAACCTGTTTCTCAATGTCTTTATTGTATCTATATAAGCTAACTGTTTTGCCCTTATCAGTTTTGATAACCAGATAAGATTCTTCAAATTCTCCGTTTTCCACAATTTTCTGAATGATGCCAATCGTTCCATTAACGTAGTTTCCAGACAAATCATTGACTGTAATCATCACTTTTGCACCGATGTTAAGAATTAAGTCCTCTCTGGCAAATGCAATGTTCTTAATATCGGCAGATGTTAGCTCGCCGTCAACTGCTGCATGAAACACTTTTTCGGTCTTTTTATCCAACTTGCCAAGGAAAGTATTGTTAATTCTGTCAGCTTCTGCATTAGTGCCAACCAAGAACGGCGCTTCCGGTATAACTTTGTCTGATTCGTTGTTCTCCAGATATGCAATGGATTTTCTAATATTGTTGCCATATTTAATATCATTCAGCACATACTTAAATCCCTCATCATTCTGCCTGCATACCTCATCAAGTTTGATATATTCAAATCCCATTTCTTTCCAGTATTCAGACATGAAAGCATATCCATGTTCATACTTTCCACCCTTTCCATAATCAGATCCATACATCCGACAGAGAATTTTTCGATCGTCTGTCGTAATAACTGGCGGAAGCTGGTAGAAATCACCTATCACGATTAACTGAATGTCTTCTTTGTCCTCTCCGATCAGAAGTCTGTCAACTGCTCTCTCTTCATTCTCCGTGATGATCGTCTTTGCAATCATATTGAACAAATCGAACCGGCACATGCTGATTTCATCAATGATAAGAACATCTGCTTCTTTCAGAAGTTCAGCTCTGGATTTCACCTTTTTCTTATAGTCCTCAAATTTAATTGAAATATTCAATGCTCGGTGTACGGTAGTTGCCCCATATCCGATATTATCCGCTGCAATTCCAGTAGTGGCGGATACCAGAATATTTTTACCAGCTTTTTCCGCCTCATCGATGAACGTTTGGATAACCGTTGTCTTGCCTGTTCCTGCGTCACCTGTCAGAAAAACATTACTGCCAGACAGCATTGTATCTAATGCATATCTTTGCTTTTTATTGAGATCGTCTTTTTTCATTTTGTAACCACTCCTTGTAATAATTATGTTAACTGAATATTTTTGCAATATTCAGTTAATTTTGTTATAATAAATCTAATTGCATATACTTTTTAATTTTGTAACCCGTGTGTAACCGGCTTTTTTAATCCACTGGTTACGCCACAAACCCTTATTTTATGTGGGCTTCAGAGGTGTGTAACCGTGTAACCAATGTAACCAAGGTTTTTATATAGGAGAATCACTAGAGTATATGTTTTTTATACACTCTCAAACTTTCTCCTATAGGATGTTTTTTTTCGTGTTACAACGGTTACATGGTTACAAATTACGAAAACGGAACATTTGTTTCGGCATCAGCTGGCAGAAAACCAGTTTCAATAACCTCATTTTCTTGCTCGTTTTCAAGACTTTTTATATCAACAATCTTTACCGCAATAAGCCTCATTACACTTCCACCGTCTCTTTTTAGTACCGTATCTCTTTTTCCTGTGTGCTTGATTAACTCTCGATTAATCGCCCAGGCCGAAAAGGCTTTTCTGGAGAATCCATTGTTCTTCAAAAGGTTTTCAAGAGGTTTCGGATAAAAATATACATATACATCTCCATATTCATCTGGCGTTTCCTTGAATCCCCACTGATCACAGCTAAATTGCGCATCAAAGTGCTGTCCGTACACTGAGAGACTTTCAAGAATGAATTCATAGCATCTCTGACCTTCTGATACATCTTTCTTGCGTGTAGGTATGTCTACAACGTCCTCGACCGTCAGCTCACGTCCATCCTTAAATATGAAATCTGTAGCTAATTTGTCAGCCAGCAGAAGTGTAGATATTGCCATTACCTGCTTTGCTGGAAAGTCATATCCGTCAAAACCTTTCTCAATTTCGGCTTTCATTTCTTTCAGATCATCCGATGTGAACTGTTTGAGATTTCCAACGAACACTCTTCCAGCAAAGCCGTAGTTCTTCACGACAATGCCGTTAATCTCTGCTGGATTCTCGTAAATATCCTCACAACATTCAATTTCAATAATTCTGTTGATAGCTCCGCCGGAATCTGCAAATTCCGAAATAGGGTTCTCACCGTTGCAAATAGTCACATTACTCCATGTATTTTCCTTAGCTGCTCCGAGGTCCTTATTTGAACGTGCTTTTCCTTTGCCAGAACAGAGATTGTAAATCAATGTTTCGTAGTTATCCCGGATATACTGAGAAGCATTCTTCGAGTCGTCCAGAATCATCGGAAAGTTATTGAGCATATCTGCCCTTGTCTCCAATGATGTATCTGTTGAACGAAAATTCCCAACGTAGGCTCCCGGTGCCGGATTCCCCCAAACCGATGCCGCTATATTGATTGTTACCGTCTTTCCGCCTCCTGTCTGCCCATAGAAATCTACGATGAACGGTAGCGCATCAAGCGGCTGTATAAGAACACTCGCAAAAGATGCTGCCAGTGCTATTCGCGGTTCCAATCGTCCGCATGATCGTAGCTGCTTAGCCAGAGTCACCCACTTGAAGTAGTCTCCACTTTCCTGTATACTTTGGAATAGCGTTTTAAAGCGGTATTCACCGTCAAAAACGATTGAAAGGTCGTAAGGGACAAATGTATTACCATGCCACCCCAGTTTGCTTGTAGAGTGCTGTATGTCGATCATATCGGCATTGTACATTTCAACATCCGCCAGATACTTTACGAGAAGCCTTGCATTCTCTGAGTTGACCTGCACCCCGAACCTTGCAAGATTAGTTATTGCCCTGGAAGTCACAATGTCAATTTTTGGAACAGTTATTTCTGTCCAATATCCATCCCTTTTAAAAGCCACCGTGATCTGTTCCTCTCCTGTCTCGATGTTTTTTAGACGACGTATCGGCATGATCGGGTGGTGACATACAAGTTCTCTTGCCTTAGATGTTTCAGAGGAAAATATTCCGTTCTCTGTAGCTATCCAGCTACCACAAGCCATGTTAGGATATTCCTTATCAACAGAATCAGGATAAAAGTTTGTGATGTTTTCAACTAACTGCATAGAACGATTTACTTTTTCTTCTTTTTCCTTTTCCTGTTCTGCTTTCTGGAATTCCTTTATGAACTCTTCTGCTATATGCTTCGCTTTCACACTTTTTGCCCGGTCCATCAGCTTAAACTTGATTTCTGAGCGGTCAATTTTACTTTTTACTGAAAAAAGCTCTTCATACAACTGCTTTTCCATAAAGTCTTGTGCCTGTAAGTTTTCAATATTTTCAAGAATTTTTCTCACCTCCTGACTTAGCTGATAACATTTCGTATCTGCTTTTTTCTTTCTCAAGATTAAACTGGCACATATACCACTCTTCTGAATCAGGAGGGAACGTTTTTAGTGCTGTTTCGTACATAAGTATGTTCTTTTCTACCTGCTCAATCTCATTAGGATCCTGAACAGGGTTGTGTTTTTTTGATTTAATATCTCGCATTTCATGTCTGATCTGGTTGCGGCTTTTACCTTTTTTTGATATATAAGTGCCACCCAGCTCAATAAACGCCGTACTAAAAGGGACGGATTCGTATTGCATCACAAAATCAAACACATCACCGCCAGTTCCACAGCCGAAACAGTAAAAGGAATCATCGTAGATTTTGCAGGACGCTGACTTTTCCTTGTGAAAAGGGCAACATATAAATCCTGCTCTATTCGGCCTTAGCCCGTACCTGGAGAGAATTTCTGGCATTTTTACTGACTGTTTGATTTCTCCCTTAGTCATGACAGCAGCTCCACGATCCGCCGCCCAGTTTCTTCTTTCGTGCAGAATTCAAATCGGACTCCGTATCTATCTCTGATTGTGCAGAGAGATTTATACAACTGGCAGCCATCAACAGCCTTGTCAGAGATTACAGTCTTTACTTTTTTGCCGTTTATCGTCCTCCAGATAACTTTGTGTTTCCTTGGGTTCTCCCAAAAATACACATCGCCAACTGATTTAATATCTGGTCCATGCTCACATAGGATAATCAGCTGAATACCGGCTTCACGTGCCCTGATAAGTTCTGCCTTGAATCTTTCATGTTGTTGGCAGACATCGCTTATAAGCTCTTGAAGTGAAAATTTTGTGTCTATACAGATGCTTTGGTCAGTTGGCAATGTGTAATCCCCTACCCAAAGTTTTGTTCGTTTAACTACTATTCCATGCTGTTCAAAATACTCATGTTTTAATTTATGTTTCCTTATCTGCTGTCTGGTATCTTCCAGAATTATCATCTTCATACCTCCATAAAAATCCTTTACATGATTTCTGTTTTCCAGAGCAAACACTTCCAATATTTTGTGGAAAAGCGCCAACAGATTCTGCTGCTTCTTTAACCGAATTAAATTTATTCAATTCTTTTCCGTTCAAATCCATCTGTATAACTGAACGTTTTAATGCTATATCTGACATTCTTTTTATTCTCTCTTCTGAAAGTTTTCTTCCTGCTACCTTTTGACTTATTTTCCGCTTTGATTCTTCTGAATGATGCTTTCCGAACATAGGATTGTTTTTTCCACACATATTTCTTTGCTTCGCTGCATTCATGTAAATTTTTCTTGAGTCTGGGTTTTTCCAACGTTCTTTCATATTTTTTGAAAATAATTCTCTGGTTTCTTTTGTGTGAATTTTATCGCCTTTATGTTTACTTGGTCTATGCGTACCAAGATTTGATTGCCTTAATGCTTCAATATGACTTTCCGAAAGCTTTCTTCCAGCACAATATGCATTACCTGACATTCTTTCTTTTAAATTACTTAAAAATTGTTCGGAATGCTCTCCAAAATGCTGTCCTCCGTTTTTTGTGTTATATCCATACAGAGTATCTTGCGTACTATATTTTTCTATCAACGCTTTTTCAACTTCCATAGCCATATCTTCTTTTAGATTTGATATTAAAACTATGTGTTTTATATTATCCCAACCATATTTCAATATCGCTTCATACATTGCTTTTTGGTTGCGATATCCTCCACCGCCACGCCATCTTTTTTTAGGCTCTTGTCTTGTTGCCCCAATATACAATTTTCCATTTGGGAAAACATGGACATATACTGAATAATTCATATTCTAAATTCCTTTTAATTAAATGGAAGTTCTTCATCAATTCCATCTGGAATACTCATGAAGTCCGTACCTGACGGATTTGCTCCCATGATAGCTTCTTCTTTCAGATGATCGTCATAGGCTTTTGTGGTACGCTCTTCTGGGATATCTGCATCCTTAATTCCCTCAATACTTCGGAACCATGCAAGCTTGTGACGTTTTACTTCTTTGTTATCGTACCAGTCTTTTTCAAGACGGAAGATTCCACCGATCAGCTTTCCTTTAAACTGCTGCCCGAAGTTATCGCCCCACTTAACGGCAAATCCCGGATTTGATTTTTCTACGCATGTGATAAATGTTTTAAGGTTACGGACACCATAATCTACACCCTCATCAATAACCATGTAATTAGTACCTGCATTCGGATATTTCTTGTCTGGACGGATATCGTTCTCAAACTGTTTCATGAAATAGCCGGCCTGTTCGTCTCCTTCTGCGAAATCAAACAAGATAACGAGCATATCGAGTCCACCCTGTGTTTTTTTCTCTGATATCTGCTTAATTACCATCTTATGACCACCAAGCTTAATTGGTTCAAATTCTCCTGCTGCCTGTGTAGTATCATACGCTGTTGGTTTATTCATCTTTATTCTCTCCTTTTCCTAATTCGTAGTAATCTCTAATAACCTTGTCAACTTCTGCAAGGTCGTTATCAATAGTTAAACTGTCAAACATCCCGATCGGGGACTTACTTACCGCTCCCTGACTGGACTGAGTGACAAATAAGTGCTTTCCACTCTCTTCGATGCATCGAAGAACGATGGTAAACATGCCCTCGATGCAAACTTTTTCGTCCAGAAGCTTACCAATTGTCTTAGGCTTTACTTCCCCGGAGTCATCTTTTTCCTCATGCATCATAAGGTAAACAATTTTATTCTGCGGTACTTTTGTTACAATGAACTGGATAAGATTCCAGAAATAGTCTCCAATATCATTGTACAGAGCGAACACTGCATTGCCTTTTCCGGCAGAAGCGTGTCCCTTCATGAAATGATTCGTAATAAGATATCCTGCATCATCAATCACAATTGACTCCGCTTTTGATGTGATCAGACACTTCATTACCTGTTGGTAATCATCTGTAAACCATCCGTTAATCTTTCCTTTAAACGGAAGCGGTTTATTCAATACTCTAATAAGATTCCAATGTTCATTCTGGCAGTTTCTAAGACTGGTGCTCTTGCCAGAACCAGATTTTCCAATAATTAATACGGGTGTTGCCATTACTATTCCTCCTTGTCATAAACCACATGCTTGCTGCCCTCAACAATCAGCAAACTCGCGATATCCTTCATAGAAATGGTTGATTCGTTATAGATTTCAACCAGTGCGTTGTATGCTTCTGGCGAAACTTTCACGACCGGGTTGTCCTTATCAGTTGCTGGCTGTTTCTTTCTTGCCGGAATACGGATTTCAAATTCACTCATTCGTTTCCTCCTTATACGATTTCTGAGCCGTTAAAAGCCCGTTCAGAGCCTGTACGTAGCTCGCCAATGTTCTTGCCTTGTATGATTCTTCAATGGGGTTATCTGTCACAATAGAAAGCTGCCCATCTATCAAATTAAGAATTTCGTTAATCCTCTCCTGCATCTTTCTCCACCTCGCTAAAAAAACAGTAAACATTGTCAGAACCATCTCCCCTTGCAGGGCTAATACTGCCACCCGGAAGCAACCCACTGGCACTGTGATATTCAAGATGATTCAGATACATGTCCGGGTTCTCCCAGTCAATAATGTACTGCTTCCGCTTATTCAGCTCTGACAGAAGCCCATTTACTGTCGTTATCAGTTCCATTGTCGGCAGGAGCTTCAGCTCCATTTGATTCAGCATCTAACGGGCACCTCCCATCTATCAGAAGTTCCAACAAGAAAGCTTTGATTATTCTGAGGCTTTCACGACTTTCTTTCTCATAAAATGGGTTAAAAGATACGTTTTGGTACAAATCCCATTTAAATTTGTCTTTGAGAAGGAGAACATCTTCTTCCCTTTTAACCCCTCTTACTCCCAAACCGTAGCCCGAAAAATCAAAGGTGATATTTGCTGTCGGAACTTCGTTCACAACTCTTTTGCATAATCCATATATTTCATCAATCTCTTTCTCGAACATCTTCTTATCCTCCTTATTTTCTACTGCCAGTCTGCTTTCATCTGGCGTACTGCCCATGCTGCCGAGATACCGAAAAAAATATTCAACCAGATAGGTATATCCACATATTTCCCGGCAAGCATGCAAACAGCAATTAGCATATATTCTTTCATTTCATTTCTCCCAGAATCCACGCAAGGTTGCTCGCTACCAGTGCGGCGGCTGTTACAATCCATGCTGTGAACCATCTTTTTGACTTCTTCTTGCTTTCTTCGACAATTTCAGTCGCAAGTGCTACTTCGATGTCAGCCCATGTTAGCTGATTTTCATTTCTAATTTCACTCATATCTTGCTAATTTCTCCTTATTTTTTCTTATTTGTCTTTACAATTAGCAGATAGAGAACTATAATGTATCTATCCACTAAGGTGTTTTAGTGGTGCAAAGCTCCGGGGCGGAGGCCCAATCTCCCTCCGGGGCACTCACTTATTAAGAGCAGCCTTACCTTTCCAGACATGTCCAGTCACTTCATAGACTTTCCTAGGGCTTATGATGTATGTAATTCGTCCACCGGAAAGGCTTTTTGCTGGCTTGTTATTCTGCACAGCCACTCCAATTGGCAACCATCCGTACACAATCCCTGCCCGGATTGCTGTTACAGGAAGTCCGATCAATTGGCTCGCGTCGGCTACGGTCATACTCTCTGAAGAGAACTCCGGCATCTGCGGAATGCCTGATATGATTCTCGCAACCTCTGCGGCGAACTGATGAATTTCCACATTTTTTTTGATGTAAGTATCAACTTCGCTCATTTCATGCTCCTTTCATATTTGTTTTTATGAATTTTTTTACCTTTGATTTCTTCTTTCTCTTTTGAGTTTTGAATGGAGATTTCTTTCCGGTAAAATGTGTAAAATTATTTGCTCCCATTATTTATCACCTATTGTATTTCCTTTCCCCTCTACCTATAATGCATTTACAGGCACCGACATGCCGAGTATAACGAAAGGGGAATTATATGGTTGAAACAATTACACGACTGTATCATTGCCACAAGATTCACAAACACGTGACTGTTTATGAAGAGTATGAGGTTTCTGATAGCGGTCGCCACCTACTGCGGTGCTCATGTCCATATCATCAATACACGGAAATGAAGCCGCACTGTGATGGGTATAATGATCATGGTTTTCAATGTGGTTATGCAAAAAATCAATAACCAGGCTCACTAACTCATCCGGTCGCTCGCTGGGCGATAGGTAACAGTAAAGCCGTAGGTCACATTTGCAACAGTCTCCACCAGATTCTTTGCAGTGTTGACTGACGGCTTTGTTAAATTGTAATGCATCCATTTATTCTCCTTTCCGGTAGCATTATTGCGACTGCTGTGTAAAAAAAATGTCTATTGCTTCATCCCTACTTAAAGGAACTGCGTTTACAATTCCGTGAATTTCACCGATTGTAAACTTCTCGCCGCCGTCTTTCAGCTTGCGGTAAAAAGTACTTCTGTCCATACCAATTGCGCTTGCAACAGCTTCTTGCGTATTTCCATGCTCAACAATTTTACCTTTAAGTCTTGCTATATTTACAATCACAAGTTTTACCTCCTTTCCAGTAGCATTATTGCGACTTTGTGATTATATATTACCTCTTGCAGTCGCATTTGTCAATACTAAAAATCGCATTTTTGCAATTATTTTTGTTGCATATTTGCATCACTTGTGGTATTATAATTTCAAGGAAAGGAGGTGTGGAAAATGTCGGAAACTGGTGAACAAATGAAAAAAAGAAGAAAACAGCTTAATATGAGTGCTGATGAGTTGGCTGAGAAATTAGGAGTTTCAAGATCAACTATATTTAGATATGAAAAGGGTGATATTGATAAAGTTCCTGCTGAATACATAGATAAGTTAGCGAAAGCACTTAGCACAACGCCCGCTTACCTAATGGGATGGGAAGAGAATTTGGAAACAAACACGGATTTTATTCCAAAGATGATGTCAAATCCGAACATCGTTGAACATGTTAAGTTGCTGATTGAATTAAGCGAATCTGATAAGAAAAGCGTTTTCGACATGATTGAATTTCTCCATAAAAAAGGCAGGGATTAACTCCCTGCTTTTCTTAATACCCCCATTGTTTTTTAAACGAAATAATCATGTTGTATAAAAACTTCATAAATTTTTCACTATGTATATTTTCTATTAGTTCAATAATCTCTTTCTTATAATCCATAATAACCCTCCCTGTCGCAACTACCACCTACACTACAGCATATGTTCGGCTTGCGGGAAATAGAACCGAACATTAGTTCACCTTTGTTATTATACCACCGATATTCCCTCTTGGCAACTGCCAATGATATACATGAACTCTCACTATTTTATAGAAAAAAACATTTCTTATTCATCTAAATCACTCTATTTCGTTCTAAATCTTTACAATATGCTCTTAAAATGATAAAATAAAAATACCACGAATAACCGTACTTTACATAATATTGCAAAATCAGCGGTACAAAATACATAATCCGCATAAAAAGTGCGAAGTGTGGCGAAAACATATCAGGAGGGTGTTTATCATGAATGAAAAGAAAAAATATTGTAAGCACTGCGGAGAACTTATTGACGACGACTGTGTAGTGTGTCCTAAGTGTGGAAAGCAAGTAGAACAATTAGCTTCCAATAACAGAGATATTATCATTAACAATTCTGCATCTTCCTCTGCGTCCTCAGCAGCAAGTTCGGGTACACCGTATATAAAACGGAAAATGCCATGGTATCTAAGCTGGTTTTGGATTTTAATATTGGGTGCTTGTTCTGGCGGAATATATTGGATTGTTGGAATTATAATGAGATCAAATTGGAAATCACATAATTAAATAAAAAAACCGCCCCGGCATTGGCGTACCGGGACGGCGTTTATACATCTCCGGAGAGATGCTATATTCTGGCAAGACATATTGTATCATCTTCGGAGCAGTCGAACAAGACAGAAAATTTGTTCGGCTGTTATTTTTATACCTAAAAACAGCTATAAGAAAAGAGGAATAAAAATGGCGAAGAAAAGAAAGAAATATCCAAAGTTGCCAAATAACTTCGGCTCTATCCGGTATCTTGGCAAGAACCGGAGAAACTGTTTCGCAGTGCATCCACCAGCTACACCGGACGATACTGGCAAGCTAAAACGTCCGCCGGCGATCTGCTACGTGGATGACTGGATAAAAGGCTTTACTGTCCTGACAGCTTACAAAGCCGGCACGTATCAACCAGGCATGGAGCGGACTCTTGAGGTATCCCCCACAACCGACATAGACACTCTTATAAGCCGCTTGATTGCCGACTACAATACAATCAAGGGTGTAGAGGATAAGCACCCGGAAATCAAGAAATTGACGTTCTCAGAGGTATATAAACAGTTTTATGCGTGGAAGTTCCCAAATGGGACAAAACTGTCATACAGTTCAAAGGAAGCATATCGGACGGCTTACACGAACTGCACCGTTCTGCACAATCGCATATTCGAAGATTTAAAGGCTCCTGATATGCAAAAGGTTATTGATGATTGCAAGCTGAAAAAGCAAAGCCAGATGGCTATTTTAACTCTATTCAAGCAGATGTACAAATATGCGGTTTACTCAGAAATTGTAACGGAAAATAAGGCGTTATATGTCCATGTCAATGCTGATAATGACACCGAACACGGAACACCATTTTCTGATCAGGAGCTACAAACTTTATGGAATAATGCCGACGACCCGGAAGCGCAGCTCATTCTTATTATGTGTTATTCTGGTTGGAGAATTGGCGAAGTGTTAAAACTTACAACCAACCTGGAAGAGAAATACTTTCAAGGCGGAATCAAAACAAAAGCTGGTAAAAATAGAATTGTTCCGATACATCCTGCTGTATACCATTTTGTCGAACAGAAAGTACTGGCACAAGATGGGAAACTATGTGTATATACTCAGCAACATCACAGAAAAGCACTGTTCTATCCTACACTGGAACGTTTAGGAATAGTCGGCAATCCGAAGCACACGCCACACGATTGTCGACACACCTTTTCTATGTTGTGTGAAAAATATGGTGTCCGTGAGAACGACCGAAAACGAATGCTCGGCCACTCTTTTGGCGGAGATGTTACAAATGCTGTGTACGGCCACAGGACGTTAGAAGAACTTCGGACAGAAATAGAAAAGATAAAAGTTCCATTTGTGACTAACTGTGACTAACGGAACCCATTTTAATCTTTCTAAGACAACCGAAATATCATTATCGAAATGCCGGAAACCCTATTAAAATCAACGTTTCTAGCGATTTTGCAAGGATTTCCCACATTTCATTTTCATTATTCTAATTTTATTGATTGTGACTAACAAATAGAATTTAGAAAATTGCGCAAATGCCTGTAAATACAGCGTTTTTGGGACTATTATATTAGGAAATAATATTTTTATTTGTGACTAACGTGTGACTAACGATAACAGTCTAAAACTTCCGAAATGATACAAAATATGTTTATAAATAAAGTTCCCGGGGAATTAACCCCGGGATGTTTTTATATGGCAATCAAATCTTTCCATGTGGCGGGCCCACAGATTCCGTCCACTTCCAGAACTTCTTTCCTAGATTCCTGATAAGCTTTCAGAGCGTAAATCGTGTTTGCATCTGCTGTCCATGTAAGTTTCAGGGTTTTGCCGTTTTTGCCTTTAAAGCCCCTGGCTCTTAATATTTCCTGTAAGAGAAGCACAGATGTATTTTTGTCTCCTGCTTTTACTGTCTCTGGGTTAAACATATATTTCTCTCCTGTTTGTGCGGTATTAGGCAATGCATTTTCAGATTTTGCGGGTACAGATGTATCAGATGCAATACTATAATCTGGTGTACAGAACTTAGTTCCGGGCATCTGGCTGTTAAGATAACTCTTTGCACAGACACCGCCGCCATTTGCAATAATTCCAGATGCACCAGAAGTATTTCCCTCGATGGTATAGAACCTGTCTCCGATTACGGCCGTTACGATGCCGGTATGAGCAAAAGTTCCGTTACGATAAAAGATTACAATATCGCCAATCTTTGGATTAGCGTTCCTTGTAAACAGATTACCAAGTGTTGGGCAGTAAACATAGGGCCAGTGCTTCAACAGTTTTTTTGCTTTTTCCTGTCCGAATGCTTCCATAAAACACCAACTCACGAATGCTGCGCACCAAGGCTGTCCTTGATATGATGGCTTAATGTCTCGCCAGTACTTCGTATAGTTGCTCGAACCGGCGTTTGCAGTCTTACTGTCGAGCTGACTATTGCTCTTCTTTTCAAGGTATCCAATCTCATTTTTTGCAATGAGAATCACTTTTTCAATAGCTTTATCCATTGCAGAAACCTCCTCTTTGTAATCCTTATAGAATACATCCATGTCAACGTTACCACTAATGCCGGATACTTTTCCTCTACTGGAATACTGCCAGCCTACACCAACAGATGGACGCAATCTTTCCTGTACAGAGCCATTATCACTAGCCGGATAACGAGCAATCCAGCAATCGTACTTTTTCAGGGTGTCTGACAGAACGTTATTGTACCAATCAAGATTGCAGTAGATACCGACCTTATAACCGGCTTTTTTGATTCTGGTCAGAAATGCTACTGCAATGTTCTCAATCGCCTGTTTTCCAAGGTTTCTCTGCTGACTCCATTCAAGGTCGTAGAAGATTGGAAAGTCCATTCCGCGTCCGCCAAGAACAGAAATTACGCTCTCAGCTTCATCAATTGCCTGTGCCGGTGTCAGAGCGTAACTGTATTTATATCCGCCGACAAGGATTCCATTTGACTTGCATCCTTTGTAGTTATGCTCAAAAGAGGAATCAGTTCCAGATTTTTGATGGATTCTCAATATTGCAAACTTAATTTCAGAATTCGATACTTTCGCCCAGTCTGGCTTACTCTGATAAGATGATACGTCAATTCCTTTAATTTCCATATTTTCTCCCTTGCACGTATTTTATTTCACTATCCCTGGTTTTGATTCTGTTACTGTCCCGTCCTCATTCAGTACATAGCCATCCTTTTGAAGCCTTTCAATTACCTTCTTATTCCACAACTCGGGAACATCTGTCCATTTTTTCAATTCATTAATAACTCTTTCTTCGTAAAATTTAACCATTATTCTCACCTCTGATTGTTGCAACTAAAGTAGCCAGTTCATCAAGTGCCGAATCATGCGTTGATACAAGTTCAGCTAGACCGTCAATACCATCACCATTAATCAGAATTTTACGATTAGATTCCGCATTAAGCATCCGCATCACCGAGTCAAGCTTTTCAGACATCTCATTCAGCCTGTTTGAAACTCGATTGATGGCTTTGTAGATATTTGCAATTTCTTTTTTATCCACAATTATCATCTCCTTTGATTAAAAATAGTACCGCAAATCCTTTTAACCGCCTTACGGCGGTAGATGGGTTTTGCTAGGATTTTAGATACATAAGCAGGGGGCAACACCAAGAGCGTAGCTGACGTCGCCGTAGTACGATTCCCCGTCCATGTCCACATGACAGAATTTGTTTCCGCTGCTGGAGTAAGGCGAACGTTCCCAATAGCGGCCAGACACGAAATTACTGCTAAAGTACGGTTTCTTATATCTATTAGCAGTTGCGTTCTTAAAGTACTGATACTGTTCTCCCTCGCCTGCGAAAGAACACTTTATACTGCCAAAAACCTCAATTTCAGAAGGTAAAAATGCATAGTCATTTGAGACTTTAATCGTACTGCTACGGCTTCCTACAGATGCCAACTTCTTGACCTGCTTCATCATATTCTGAATATAAGTAGGCAAACATTTCTTGTACACATTATTGCACCACGTACGTCTTGCACAACCTTCCCAACCACCACTATTTGTACTTGAACCGTTTATATAACCACATTCATGTGATGCATTATAGGAGGTGTTATATTCTGTCGTAGTGTCTAAATACAACATACGTTCTGTCTGAATTGTAATAGCGGCTTTAGTCTTGCCATTGATAGCAGTCACTAAGTCATCATGTTCGATTCCGATAATTACATAGGCATAATCATTCGCTCTGTGTGACTCACTTACGCCAGTTGCATCCATGGCATTGTGATGGATGGTTCTCTTGTCGCCGACCGCCCAATAGTCGCTAATGTTGATTTTGCCTGCGTAGTGCGCTTCAATCATCTTTTCAATCTCTGCGTCTGTTCCGTCGGCAAATGCGACAATCTTCAAATCCTCTTTTGGTTCGCCGAGAAGTCTGTTTCCTGCATCGTAGTTGTATACACCATCTGTAGAATATGGAAACAGTGTAAAGTAATATTGTTTGCCGTTTGTCAGCCCTGTGACTGTATAGCCTGTGGTTTTGTATTTATCTCGAATTGCATTATCAACCACAAGCGTTCCGTCATCTGGATTTGCAGGATAGCCCGTTTCTTTCATTACAAGTTTTGTGCCAGCCCATGTAGAGAATGTTGAACCACTAATTACCGTGTTTTCAGGGTCTTGCCATTTAATTGTGACAGATGCATTTAAGTTCTCAATCGTTGGGTTGTTTACGGGCTTGGGAGTAACGGTTGTGCCACCGCCTTTTGCGTGGAGTGTTCCGTCTTCATCTATGAATGTTGTCTTGCCGTCAGGCTTAACCTTACCGAGAATTTCAATTGTAGCAATTGGGACAGTCGCATCACTCCCCTTGTCCCCTTTTGGCCCTTTGATGTTTACTGTTTCGGGATTGGCGATTCCATCTGTGTTGCTCCAGCTTATGTTTCCATCAGTGTCTACACTTGGAATGAATGTAGTGCCCTTTTCTCCTTGCGGTCCAGTATCTCCTTTTGCACCCGTATCGCCTTGCGGCCCGGTAATATTTACTGTCTGGGGGTTTTCAAGTTCTCCGTCATTACTCCAGCTTATGTTTCCTTCGCTGTCTACAACAGGAGTGAATGTGATTCCTCGCGCACCAGTATCTCCTTGCTCACCCTTTGGACCTTGCGGACCAACTGGCCCCTGCGGCCCCTGAATCTTGCCAGCATTGTTCCAATTCGCGCCGTCGAAAACCCACATTTCTCCGTCTATTAAATATGCATCGTTCTTCTCTGCACTCAGGGGGAGGTCTGCCTCAGATTCTTTTGTGCCAAGGACATTAAGAGACGTTCCGTCGTTTCCTTGTTCACCTTTTTCTCCTCGTGGACCCTGCGGACCCACTGGTCCGACATCTCCTTTATCACCTTTTGGACCCTGCGGCCCTTGAGGCCCTATAATATTTCCAACATTTTCACTATCGCCATCTGAAAATGTTATTGTCAAATTTCCATTTGTGTCGATACTAACCGCCGTGATAGAGATGCCCCTTAGCGATTCTTTCTGCTCAGGTGTCAGCGATTCAAATGCTACGGTGCCATCCACGCCCTTTTCTCCCGGGTCACCTTTATCTCCTTTTTCACCTTTTGGACCCTGTGGACCAGTAGGACCCTCTGCGCCTTTTTCTCCTCGCTCTCCTTTTTCACCTTTGGGTCCTTGTGGACCAACAAATTCTCCGGCATTAACCATCTCTGAAATATCCTCAATGGAACACAACCGTCTTACATCATTAGCTGCAAACGCAATGTATAAGGCTTTACCGGATGGAACGGACGGGTCATTACCAAGGATTGCAACAGGTTCCCCCGGGCGAATTTTTGACGTGTCAAAATCAGTGTACATGCCGCGCCGGAATTGTATAGTATATGTATCAGCCATATTAGACTTACCTCCTTATGAAAGGAAATTGTTTTTTATATAATTCTTTACAGAATCAAGATTTTTCTGTACATCGTCATCCATTACAAGGAAATTGCCTTTATTGTTCTGGCTGATGATACTTCCTGTGTTTTCGTCTACTTCTGAATAGGTGTAAGCAATGCGGCTTCCCTCTCCAGTACTAAGATTCATAAAACTTGTTAAAATTTTTTTCATGATATTTTCCCCATTTCGTCAATAATTTTTTCCCTGTTATTAAGAAGTTCTTTTTCATAATCTGGTTCTGATACTTCAAGGCTTTCACTGTAGTCTGGTTCTGGCATGTCTGTGTCTATTGCCCTGTCGTAGGCTGTTTCGCTTGCGTCAGCAAAACGCATGTGTTCATAGTCAGCCTGCCGCGCTTTGATTTCAAATGCAAATTTAAGCCCCGGAGTACCTTTTACAGTGAAATATGTCTGCTCTTTTTTATCTACCCAACAATCTCCATCTCCTTCCTTTTGTAAAAACACATAATATTCAATCCTTACATTGGTAGATTCTTGGAATATATCATCTATGTCTATCAGGCATGTGCCGTCTTCCGATACGGATGCTTCTCCGATGTCTCCGAACATGGGGGACGCCATTTCATAACAATAAAATGCCTGCGTACCATAGTTTTTTGTTGGAAGGATTCTTTTCTTTGTTCCTCGGACACTTAAATCTGCAAGGTCTGTTCCCGTTCCGATGCTATAGAAATGGCCACTGGCTTCTATATGTGTACCTGCTGTAACTTTTTTTGATGCCGAAACACTGTCTGCCGAAACGCTGCTCGCCGAAACGCTTTTATTAAACGAGGCTGAACTTGCATGTACGGTTCCTGTATAAAGATTGATTCCTCTAATACGCGTTCCATACAATGTCCCGTACCCCGGTACATATATTCCTGTATTCGTCTCTGAATAGATCTCTCCAGTTGAAGCATCTAGCGTTACTTCTCCATACGCGCCACTTGCTGAAAGCTTTTTAATTCCAACTTTCCATCCTGCTAATTCACCTGTGTTAATATAATCGGCATTCATGTACACATTACCATTCGATAGATACAGACCTTTATTACTGCTGTTATCGCTTAACACATCAATAATCTCTTGTTTTGACATTTTCCCTATGTCGAGATCACTAAGTGCATTGTCTGTATAGCGATTCGCATTCGATAACGCTGTCGAAGCTTTATCTTCCGCAACACTATATATTGTGTCGCCGTTTGCTAACACGAATGTATTAGGTCTGAGCGTAACATTTCCGTAGTTATCAATCGCAAATGTTGATACTCCAGAACTGTTTGTAACGTTGATGTTCTTCAGATTAATCAAATCAGCTGAAATCTGTCCGGACTTAATATAGGAAGCATTTATATACAGATGTCCGTTCTGCATATAAATTCCCTCTTGCTTACCGTTATCCGTTAAAGCGTTAAAAACTCTTTCAAAATTGACAATTTTTTCAGCGTCCAGTTCCTGCCAAGCGCCATCAGTCCCAGAAAACATATATACCTGGCTTGTAGAGAAGTTCATGAATATCGAGCCGTCATGCTTTTCATATTCTTCACTTTTCCACTCAGATGCCGGATAATTCTGCAATGTTGGTGTATACGTGCCATAATAGTTCGGGATAGTCACATTACGAACTGACCCATCCACAACGTCCTTGGCAATCTGTTCAATAGTTCTACTTTTCAGTGTAAAGTTTTCAACCTCTAATGTGACAGCGCCTGTGTTGGCATCTATTCTTAATGTCGTATTCCCATTATTGTCTTTTGCTGTAAAACCTCTCGTGTTAATCCATTCTGATTGAATACCGATGGCATAGAGAATATTCAGAACGGCATCTCCATTGCTATCAAAGCCGGCTTTCCATGTCTGACCGCCGTCTACTGACAAGAAGAATCCATCAGCACTTGTTTTATAAATTACTTTAGAATCAGCAAGTGTAGGTTTATCATGCCGGTACGTAATTACGGAATCATCTTCTTGTATTTCCTCTGTATAGAAGAAACCTAGCGTGTTTGCTGCAAGCTCGTTCATTTGTTTGAGCTTTACGTCATAGGCAGATAGTTTCTTTTCTATATCTTTTTTTGACTGCTCTACCGCTGTTTGCTGATCACCAATAAACTCGCTTGCATCTTCTTCAGCACTCTTTGCGCTACAACTCCATGATGTTGAACCGCCGAACACGAACTCTATATCTGTCACAAACGATCTAAAGACACGATTCTTTGTATCAATAAATTCAACTGGATCGCCAAAAGTGGCGTATCCGTTGGCAATTCCGTCACATGAGAAAGGACGCATTCGCAAACCGATTAATTGATTTCCAATAGCTTCGACTCCTGCCTGTGCATTGCCCGACAATAGCTGATTGTCAATAGTAATCACATAGCCGTCCTGACCTGACATATATTCGGTCTCATCTTCTACATATTTGACACCTGTTACAATAACATCGTCTACGTCATATTGTAGATTCTGAATTGAAAATAACGCGTGATAATCGTTATTGCTTAACGTACCACCATCAATCACAGTCCCCATTGTCCATGGATTAAGCGTGCCGCCATCCAGATCATCACCATTTGTCCAGTTCTTTACTGCTCCACCATCGTAAATAGTCGTATTGGTAAATGTCTTATCAAACGTAATAATCCTGAGTAAGTCATTTTCGTCGATTCTTGCATTTCCACCGGCTATCCCGGCACACATTCCGATTACTGTACGGTATGTCGCATTAGATGGCGCTTTCCGAATCTGAAAGTCCGCATTTGGAAACATTGCATCTCCAAGAGTGATTCCACATTGCTGGCAGCATTCTGAGAGCAGTTCCTTGACTGTACAAGGAAAAGACAGGTTAGAATCATATGTCTTATCAGCATTGTGCATTTTATCTAAGAGAGAAAGACTTATTTCGCTCGCCGTTGCAGGCTTTTTCGACACAATGTAAGTACCTCTCTTTATAGCTTCTATCCTGTCGGATAACTGCACATTGAGAAAGATAACAAACCTTGCGGCGTTAAAATTATATCCGTCAAAGCGCCCGTCATCATTTACCAATGATAAACTTGCCGTTTTTTCTATTGCTACACCCACCGGGAAGTCCCCAGAGTCTGCTGAATCTACGAGACTATTTCCAGACAGATAAAAGTCTTTTTTGCCTAGCTTAAGAGTTGTACCATTTGACAATGTAACATTTGCTGTCACGTAATAATTTCTGTTTGTAAGAGATTCTTTCTTCAACTGAGTAGATACATTTATCAAATCGGCTCAATCCTCCTTACATTAATAGACAAATCCGTCCACTTTTCTTCCCCGTCTTTCAAAGTTTGCGCAGCCATATTAAAATTTGATGCGTAGAATGTTCTGTCTATCCATCTTCCCGGAACAGTTGGGTCTTTGTGGTGGAATGTAAATTGACTTTTGTTAAGTACAGTATTTAGTATGGTTGCTATTTCAGCCCATGTAAGCTCGCCCCATTGCATGTCATACCCGCCAATTGTTCCCATTGGTGTATTGTGCATAATCAAATCCTGACTTCTTTTAGAGTCTTCCGTAGAAGTGGTTGCGAACACCGGTTTGTAACTATCCGGTGCTCTTATAACAACGTTGTCTATTTTAAATTGTTCCTGCGGCATATTCTTCTCCTTACGCTAACTCAAATGGGTTCTTCCCATTCCGGTTTCTTCTCATTTCAGCTTCACTGATAATAATATCTAACAGTTTTCTGCCAGATGCATTAACTGTAACATTGTAGGTATTTCCGTCTCCCTGTCCTTTTCCTGACTCTTCCCGGACGATCTGCCGTAATAGGCTTTCCGGTGCTTCCAGGTTATTTCCTTTCTTCTGGTCACCTAATACCGCAAGGAATTCGCTTCGTGGTGGAATAACTGCGCCACTGGCCAGATATGGGATAGTTCCGATACGTGGAAATGTTGCATGAAATCCAATAGTCTTTGAACCAAACGGTGTTGGAACAGTCCAAGGCCCAAAGGAAAATGCAGATTCAATTCCACCAATTGCATTATTAATCATCCCAACTGCATTATTAACAATGCTGATTGCCTGATTAATCGGAGCTTTAATGAAATTAACAATACCTTCAAATGCAGATTTGACTGCATCTCTGGCGGCATTAAACTTATTAGTGATAGCATTTTTTATCGCTTCTACTTTATTAGATACGAACGTAGCTACGCTTTCCCATGTTCGGGATGTCTTGTTCTTTACGCTGTCCCATACGCCTACAACTTTAGTTTTAATTGCATTAAATACTGTGCTGGCTGTGGATTTAAGAGAGTTCCAAAGGCCAGAAAGTGTCTTTTTGATTGCGTTCCAGATTGTTGAAGTCAATGCTTTAATCGCATTCCAAGCAGTGCTGATGATGCTCTTTATTATACTCAACGCGCCTTTTGTTACGGTTTTAATTATCTCCCACGCACCTGACACAACATCTTTGATAAAACTCCATGCTCCATCCGCAATCTCTTTTATTCCCTGCCAAGCCAGTTCCCAGTCTCCTGTGAAAACGCCTACAAGGAAATCAATGATTCCGCTCAGAGTGTCTGCTACATCACCAATTATTTTAATTAATGATTTCATAACTTTTATTGCTACGGTGCCTACAACGTTAATTATTTCTGCCACGACCGGAAGCAAATTCGCGATTATCCAGTTAATCAAAGGCACTAATACCGACTCCCACAGAAGTTTCAGAGAATCAATGAGTTTTCCGAGGAATGTTTCTATCTTTAAAATCGCATCCCCTAATGGTCCCTCTAATAGCCCTTTGAACTGTTCTGCCAGTCCTTGCAAAACTGGAAGAACATAGGTGTTGTATCCAGTTATCAGAGTCTCAAATATGCTTGATAATCCATTCGCTATAGAATCAAAGAACGGCTTTACGTGCTCATCGTATAGCCTCGATATTGCATCACTAAGGTTTTGAACAACTGTTAAGACCCCACTTGTTACAGTTTCTATTACTCCGAGGCTGCCCTCAATTGCTGACTTCAAAATGTCTTTGTTGTCGATAAAAGGCTGCGCAATCATGTTAAGGATGTCTCTGCCAAGTTTTGCGGCTGTTTCCGTAAGAACCATTCCAATTTCAGTAAAGATTCCGATTAAATTAGCAGTAATCTGCTGCGCAGTTTCTTCGCCGAAAACTGAGAAAACATCAGCAAAAGCAACTGCAAGGTTTCCGCCTATTTGTGCAATTTCAGAGCCGATATTGAACATATCTATCAGATAGTTCTTTATTCTTTGCGTGTTCTGCTTTAAAAACTTTTCGATTCCGCCTATAATGTTTTGCGCAATTGTTAATCCGATTCTGGCAAATGAGCCGGCAACTTGTCCAATTGCATATGCGAATGAATCGAAAAAATTATTTGCTGCTTTAGTAACTTCTGAATCAGTAAAGATATCCTTTAAAGATTTCCATATGGAATCGAGATCCTTTTTTATTCCGTCAAAAATTGGCTCGTAATCTCCTAATCCATCCCAGAATCCTTTTGCAATTAACTTAGCCAGCTGCTTAAATCTGTCGATTATCTTTTTTAGCGGTTTTGACATTTTATCAAGAACTGTCTCACCCTCTGCCAATTTTCCATAATCAACATTTTGTACAGCATCTTTCATCTGATCTGCAAGTCCGCCGGTTGCGCCCGGTACTTTTGACGATGAATCTGTGCTTTTATCCGTTGAGTAATTATTTATTTCGTCAAGAGGACTAAGATATCCTTTTGCCGCCTTAGTAGCTTTCTTAGTTGCATCTGCTGTATCATTTGTCGCATCTGCCAGCTTTTCGGCATTGTTGGCAGCATCTCCATATTGGTCTGCCGTATCAGCTATTGCATCTGTCCCGGCAAGGCCTGCACCACTTGTGCCTGTCTGGCCAGATGATTTCTTTCCGGTGATTAACTCCGTAAATGACTTGAAAGCATTTGCCAGAGTTGCCAGTTTGCCCAGCAAAATATTAATAACTCTCAAAACAGGAGTGAAGAGATTGATTAATCCCTGTCCAACTGTCGCCTTGAGAGATTGCAGCTGTAACTGCATCACTCGCACCTGGTTCGCCCAACTGTCAGATGTTCGGATGAAATCACCAGATGCGGCAGACAACTGTTTCTGTACAAAAGCCAGACGGAGAGCCACTTTCTCCTGTTCGGTCATGGCAGATGTGGTTTTCCCATATCCATTTGCCAGCGCATACTGGTCAAGTGCATTTTGCGTAAGGACAACGCCTAAATCTTTCAATGTTTCCGTCTCGCCCGTAAATACAGACTTTAGTTTCGTATACGCCTCGTCCTGACTGATGTTATAGAATGATGCTACATCACCAGTCAGCTGCGTTAGAGCCGTTGACATGTCGTAAGCCTGTGCTTCGGAGAATCCGAACGACTTAGACATTGCTCCGAACGTTCCAACATACCTTTTTGCCATTGTCTCTGACAGTCCGGCAGAGGTCATGGCATTCTTTGCAAATTCATTGACCTTATCAGACATGGTTGTAAATGTAACATCAACCACGTTCTGGACTTCTGTCAGATTAGAACCAAGTTCTACGCACTCTTTCCCAAACTGGGCCAGTTTCCCAATTGCAAATGCTCCGCCAATCAGTACGCCTATTTTTTTTACTACGCTGCCAAGTCCGTTAAAAGACTGCCTGATTGCTGATACGCCGTTTTGCACGCCTGATGTGTCCATTCTGGTATCAATAATGACTGAGCCATCAGCAGCCATGTGTCCACCTCCTAACTATTTGAGGTTCAACATCTCATTCAGCTTATCTTTATAAGCTTGCTCCTCGTCGCTGAGACGTGTTTTTATGTCAATTATGTTTTTATTCTCTTGATAGAATTTCTTTTCCCATTTATCGAACTTTTCGCCCTTTGCTTTTTTTGACCGGATTCCAACTACGGTGTTGAACAGGCACTCGCCAGATTCCATAAAGTATCCAAAAAACGTCCACCAGTGCATATAAGGTACTGATCTGATTTCTTTACCAGCAACCTTGTTCACAGCCGGAACGATCATATCTCCATCCTGTTCCCAGTCCATCAAACGGGGTTTGGGCTTGTTCGGGATATCATCGAATTGACCACAATCAATAAACTCGCAAGCTTTCTGACAAGCTTCTGTAAGATGTTCCAGGGGTATGCTTTGCCAGTCCTCAAACAAAATCTGTAACATAACAACAGCTTTCGCCTGTTCGTCCAATTCTGGGTCATTCATGGCGACCAGAATGTCAATAATTACTCGAAAATCCGTTCTGATAGAAAAATCCACCCCACTGATATTTAGTGAGGTGGGCAACTCATAGGCGGTCATTTTATATACTTCTCCGTGTACTTATTGACCACTTCCTGCATTTTTTTCTTTCTCTTTTCAATTTCCGGAGTAAGTGCTTCATTGATTTTGTCCAGAACGATATAGGCGAACACCTGACCATTTCCAAAAACAGTTGTTGCGGTAATTGGTTCTTTAAATAAATCCTTAGATGCTTCATATCCGAGCATATAATTGATTTTGTCCTCAATCTGCTTATTAATCTCTGCCATTTCTTTACTGGAAGAAACATTTTTAACAGATTCCTGAGCCTGTTCAAAGAAAGTTTCCAATTCTTCCGCTCTTGCTGCGACGTTAATATCAGTGGGGTTCAGCTTGAACGAAGAGAACACTTCGCCCTGTTTGTTTGTGAATGTAAAAAGAAGAAATCCATCATCAATGTTTGTGTTAATTGTTTTTGCCATTTTCTATACCCTCCTAAAAATTATTCGCTGTCAGCTGTAAATGTTCCAGAAGTAATGTCAAATTTTCCTTTGACACGTTCTCCAACGTAGTTCACGGTAAACGGAATCTGATAGCCGGATGTATCACCGCCGTAGGATGTCGGTACAACATGACAATCCTGCTTGTATGCTTCGTATTTACCGGCTGTTGCTTCTTTCCAGAGGTGTACTTCAACTGCACTTGTTTTCAAATTATCGTCTTTAAGACGTTCGTCAACGATCTGCTGAAGCTTTTCGAACAGATCTGATGTAGTATCTGCATAGAACGGATCAGCGTCAGAAGAAGCTTCGTAACCATTGTGCTTGAATGTGGATTCTCCAAGAATATTTTTAGATGTTTCAGTATCTGGATTGAGTTCTACATTGTACTCTTCCAGGTCTTTTCCAAGACGCTCATATTTCGGCGTCAGTCCTCCGCAGAGGGAGCCTGCGTCGATATAATGAGCCATATATTTACGGTCAATTTTTCCTGTAACTGGCATAGAAATGTCCTTTCTGCCTATAACTTTAAAAGGCTGTGTAGGTTAGCGACTATCTCCAATTGATAGCCGGTTGTTACTTGTTATATTGCTTCGTAAGTATTTTCGTAGCGCACCGACAATGGTAACAACCAGTCCTGTACGCCGCTCTCCTGCGGTTCTAAACCATAGGAGTTGTCACGTGTGATACGTTTTATCACTCGCCCCTGTGAAAGCTCTGGAAACACATTTAAACGCGTCTCAGAGCCATTTATAATAACTGGTTCCCGGCATATCCATTTACCGAGATTGTCAAGGAACTTCTGAACAGATAGTTTCTGCCTTTCTTTGTCAGATGCTGTACGATATACCACGTAAAATGGGTACTGACATACCTGATGCATCGTTCCGCAAACGTCTTCTTTCTCTGAATAGATCAACGCCCCGTTGTCTGCCGAGAACGCAATTCCTGATTCTTTGCCGAGTTCTTCAAACTTGATTGTTTCATTTTCGTATAACCCTGGATACTGGTTTAGAAGTGCTTTCATGGCATCTGTCAGAATCTCATATCCAGTTGCATCTTTTCCGATAGGTTTATCCGCCATGTCTGCCACCTCCTGCCTGTGCTTTTACTTTACGAATCCATGTGTCGCCGTATTGTCGTTTAGCGGCATCAAACCACTTTGCCTGTGCCCGTGGGTGAGCCTGTTTGGTGTATTCAAGATTTTCCTTTGCGGCTGTCCGACCAGAAAACTGACTAACGAGAACTTTCTTTGCTCCACGTCTTGCGTAGGGACTTCCAGTTGCTTCATCAACCATTCCTTTCCCCTCGTACAGAAAACGTCCATAAGGAGCCGCCGCCGCGCATACTTTCCCAGTTCCTTGTAAGGATGTACTCTCAACTCTTGTTCGGTTGATAAAGTCCCCTGTAATCATCGGCATAAACGGCACCATACTGTCCATAACCATTCCATCAAGGAGATACTGGGCTTCTTGATACTGCCTTGAGAACCTGTCCATATTCAGTTTGATTTTCATATCTCCATCGACTATGGAGAATCCTTTGAAATGATGAATTTTACTCATATCACTTACCCAAAATCTCAAAGTGTGGAATCAGTGTGTACGGACCGCCTACACTGGTAACCTTAAACACGTTATCCTTGTTCTCGTTCATGTACTGGTAGAATCCGTTTCGATAATCACCATCAGTTACTGCTCCACCAGTCCATTCACCCTCCCAAAAGAATGATTCGTCCGAGAATGTGATAGTATCTTCCAGAGCATTGTTAATCTGCCTTTTCCACTCCTTCGAAGGCACCCATGGGAGAATCTTGCCATCTTTATCGGTAATGGTTATATCACCGTTCTGAACAGCATAACGAACGTGCAACTGTGCGTTGTCAGTTGCGTCTGGTCCGTACTTTTTAAGGATTGCTCCCTTGTCCGTAATGAGATCAACGCCGGATAGCACGTGAGGATACCAGTACGCATCTCCTGTCGTGGCTGATTCGTAATAGTCAAAAATCGTCACCGTTTTTTCGTACATGATACCCTCTCCTTAATATTATTCTTTCTGCGTTGTCTGCTTAATAATCTGATTCACGCCAGTAGCCGATAATCCGTTAAACATACCGACCGCAACCGCTGTGATATAATCCGTTGCCGGGAAGTCCGGGATAACTCCCATCCCGACAGCTCCGAGAATGCCACCAATAACCGCCATGATCACTGGAATCCATTCATCAGAGATTCTTTTTGATGCTTTACAGCCCATTCCTACGATGTAGCAAATCATAACGATTGCTATACATGAGCCTAATGTTGAAATGTCCATAGCTTAGTCCTCCAGATTCACATTTTCCATAACTGCCCTTGCTTCCAGAACTGCAATATAATCCGTCATTGCTCTTACCTGCATATTGTAAGTACTTCTCGGACAAGTAGGAGTAAATGGGAGTTCTCCTTTATCCCATTTTTCAAGCATATTCGCAAGTTTCTTATATCGAATAACCACCTGCATATACTCTGCCTTAAAGCGTTCCTTGTAATCTGCACTATTCATCATTTCAACAGTCTGTTTTAATTCCATCATTTCTATCACACTCCTGCATACAATATTGGTATTCCATCATCCGTCCTTACTCCCATCAGAAGCGGCAAAGCTGTCTTAAGAAGCAAGTCGTTCGTTTTCTGTGCATCTCCGGCGGCGGCATATACCGCACTCCATTCCTTTGCACTCGCTCCAATCTGCTGAGGTGTGGCGTAGGAAATGGATTCACTGCCGGAGGATACAGAGGTTACTGCACCGGCTTTGATGTTCCCGACATTTGTGTCGGTAAGATTTGTCGAAGCCTGATTGATTGCGTTCTTCTCAGCAAGTTCAATCTGATACATTAATTCAGCTAATGAACAAACTGCCTTTTTGATGCGCTTCTGTGAGCGTTCATTTGTTGGCAGCCCATCCACCAGTCTATCAAACGTCATTGTGTCCACAAAATCACTGGCTCTTTCTGCCAGTCGTGGAAAGTCAGCTTCTGGCACGACATTGCCGAATGATTCTGTATAGAATTTATAATCTGCGTAAGCCATGCCAGTTACCTCCTGTGTTTATGATTTTGCTGTTACGCTCGCACTTCCGGCATTCAGTGCCTTGTATGTTCCATCGCACTCAACTACTGTGATCTTCTGTCCGGTTGCCGCCTTGATGTCAGCTTTTCCGTCCCAAGAAGTCCAGTTCCTGAGGTTCTGTCCATATCCAACAGTTACTGCGTCTGTTGCAACTTTGTATTTGTATACGTTGTTGGAGTTTTCCTTAGCCGGATTTACAGTGATTTTTGTATCACCAGTTACTGTTCCTGCCGCAGATGTTACTGTCAGAGTACCAAGTGTTGGTGTCTCATCAATGGTGATTACTGCGATTGCGTCAATGTACTCCGCAAAAAGAGTAAGTCCCATAACTGCGAACGCTTCGGACACTGCTGTGTGATAGTTGCCCTGAGTGTGGAATCCGATCAGGTTTGTCTCACCAGATACGGTGTATACAAGTCCTGCTCTTGCGAAGTCAGATTCGTTCGGGTCTACATAGTACAGGACAATGTTCTCAACAGGAGTAGCAATAACCTGTCCTCTCGGGATTTCGCTGTCAGACAGTAAAAAGATTGTGTTGAATCCCATAAAATCCTTCATATACTGGAATCCGAACTGGTTCTGAATAGTAATCTCAGCTGCTCCGAGATATTCATATACGTCCAGAATATTCACAAATCCAACAACACCAGTCACATTTCTGTGCATCTGCTTGAATTTGTTTTCTACTCGACCCTTAGCCATTGCCAGAGCCATCTGGAATGTAGTTTCTGTGGAAATAAGTGTACCGGTTTTCAGATAGTCGTAAAATCTGCCGGTAACATCAGTCTGAAGCTGGAAAAGGAATTCATCATCAGTCATCTGAACGGCGTTCTCATAACCGTGATCCTTGATTGCTTCGATAGACACAGCCTTTGCGTACTTCTCGATAGTCATTTCCGCATAGGTCTTTTCTTTTACGGTAAACTTACTGTAAGGGATTTCCTCACCCTCACCAACTTTTCCACTCTGTAAAGTACCCTCTGCGTATTTGGACTTGAGTACAGCACCCGGCTGCTTTTTGATAGGTCTCATGATACCCAGAATATCACGTAAGTGCTGCCAGTTTCTTTCGAATCTGGTAACAAAGTCAATCTCACGTGCCGTGACATGAATATCATTAGTCATAATAAGATTTGTTTTTGCTGGCATAAAAAATCCTTTCTACCCATAATTGTTAAGGTATTGGGTTAGCGGCTATACCCTGATGTATAGTCGGTGTAAAAATCACTGGAATAACTGGATATTCTGAGCAATTGCAGCCTGTCTCTCGGACG